GAAGACGACGGTGCAGACGGTTTCCGGTTTCATGGCGTTGGGTGTTGACTTGCGGGCAAAGATAATCAAAAATCCCGTGCCTCGGACCTTTTGTTGCAGATTACGGCTCTTTGGCTTATATTTGCCCCGCAACTTTAAACGACAGATTATGAGGATCAAAACTTTTAAAATCCGCGTCGCCCCGGCTTTCCGCGTCTAATCCTGTATCAACAGTATCAAGCCCACGGAAGTGGGCGCGTTCAAATCATTAAGGGAGAGGGACGGTACACCCTCTGCGGTAAATGCAAGGGAACCTCGTCCCCCTCCCCATCCTATAATTAGCAAGGGTACACCCTTTGCGATTAGTGGTGAACGGCTCCAGAATAGTGCATTCGGAGCTAATAAATCCAAGAACGAAAGGAGATTCTTATGTCAGTCCTAAAAGCACACAGGTCTGAAAGTAAGGCTGAGTTCGTCAACGTGGCGAACAAAATCTACATCCAAACCATCGCTTTCCTGTCGAGGTTGTCATCTCGGTACTCCCGGCTCGTATCTAAGTCCGTGTCGGAGCTTGCCTCAGAAGTTGTAGACCACGCAGAAAAAGCAAACAGCATCTATCCATCCGATGCGGCACGAAAAGAACTTCGTAAGCAGCATCTGCTCGAAGCGAGAGCCTCCCTGATGGCTCTTGATGTCCACCTTGCTCATTGTTACGACTTGATGATGACGAACCCGTCCGGTTGTTTTACGACCGGTAGCGGAAACTCTGTCGGTGCGTCAGACGCGAAGAAAAAGCTGGAGCGCATGGCGCAGGAACTTGGTGATTTAATCGATGCAGAAAATGGTCTTTTGACCAATGTGTTGAAAAGCGATAAGAGCCGGTAAACGTCTATGAAAATTTATGGGTGTATTTCTGTAAAACCTGTCGGTTGGGAGTCTTTTGCCTCTCTCTGTTCCACTGCTTGGTGGTGGGAGCGTTCTCCTAATTACAACAACAGCAACAACTTCTGCAATGTGAACACGAACGGCAACGCGAACAATAACAACGCAAGGTATTCCAACGGCGTCGCCCCGGATTTCGTAAACCAGAAATGGTCTGGGTCAATCGTAGTAGCCCAAAGGGTGAACTATGACCCTTACGAAAGGAGAAATACTTCCCGTGATGAAAGTCCGAAACTACCCTTTGATATTTTGACACGAACGCCGCCGGAGCACCCGCGCGTGCATGGCGAGAGATGCATCTTACCTCGTTTCATGTGTCACGAATTAAGCAGATTAGACGATGCCCTACAAGACATCTGTACGGAGGGTGAATAATTTTTATGAGTAGACGTAAAGGACGTTACGAAAGGCGCAAGACAAGGCGCGAAGAGAATAGGTTAAGGCGTGCCGCCACAGTTGGCGGTCTGCATGATGTCTTTGGATACGATGATATGTACAAAGCTGGAAAGAAATGCTGCAACGGTGTTCGTTGGAAGAATAGCACTCAACGTTTTGAGATGCACCTGTTCTCTGGAACAGCACGCAGACGACGTTTATTGCTTGAGCGAAAATGGATTCCGGGTGCATATGTACATTTCACGATTTCAGAGCGCGGCAAGACCCGCCCTATTGATGCACCGAGAATCCAAGACCGTCAAGTCCACAAGGTTTATACCAAGAAGGTACTTCTACCGTTGTATCGTCCTGAGATGATTTACAACAACGGCGCCAGTCTTGAAAGCAAGGGCTTCGAGTTCTCAAAGAGAATGTTAAAAGAGGACTTGCGTTGGCACTTCCGTCGTTATGGACGAGATGGGAATGTGATTCTGATTGACTTCAAACAGTTCTTCCCATCTGTGTCCCATGAAGAAATCTTCAAGCGGCATGAGAAGCTATTGCTGAACCCAGATATCAGAAAAATCGGAGACGATGTTGTCAACACTGTTTCGGGCGGAGTTGGTCTACCGCTTGGTGTCGAGCCAAGTCAGGCAGAAATGATTGCGTTTCCGTCTGCACTGGACAACTTTATCAAATGCCAGCTCTCTATCAAGTGCGCCGGTCATTACATGGACGATTATTACGTCATTGTTCCGCCTGACCGAGACGCCAAAGAAATCATGGCTCTGATTGTGGCAAAGGCAGAGAGTCTCAAGCTAACTGTTAGCAAATCAAAGTCAAGAATTGTCCCGCTCACAAAGCCGTTCCGTTATTGCAAAGCAAAATTTATTTTGACCGAAACTGGTCGTGTTGTGATGAACGGAAATCGTGATGGAGTAAAGCGAGCACGAAGAAAAATAAAAGCATTCCGTACAAAAATCCAGAATGGAGAAATGTCATACGACGACCTCTGGACTTCCGTAAACGGAATGCTCGCATACTTTGAGTCCTACGACGACCACAATCGTGTGCTTCGGTTGCGTAGGCTTTTTTATTCGGTTTTCGGTTTTTCGCCGGAACGAATTGAAAACTTTAGAGAAAGAGGAAAAAAGGATGAAATATGTTGTGCATAGACGCTTCAAGGACAAAGCAATTTGCGGCGAAGTAAATCTCCCCGCTATGACCATGTGTGAAGAAGCCAATGGATATATCTTCCACGGTGACAAGCTCCTCTGCGTTGTAACAAGCGAGAACGCGCATCAGTTCTTTGCCCGTGACGACGATGGCGCAGGAATGCTCCGTGGAAAATTAACACAAGCCATTCAAAAGACGCTCGCAAAGCGCGATGCGAATTATCAAAATCGATGGGACAAGGTCTGGGAAGACCCAACCTGCCAGCCGTATAAGCGCATTGAGTACGCAGACTTCTGGCTGTGGAACCATGATTTCTTCAACGCCGATATTGACACGCTCCGACACATCGCAAAGTTGGTAGGAGCAAAGGAGGTTGCTTAAATGTATCGAATTATCACACTGGACGGAACCGAGCTTGGTATGACCGACTCCGTTCTGTATATCAAAATTGGCAACAGCGGCAGTTTTACGCCATGCTCTGTTGACGAAGCGATTGGCGTAGCATTCAACAGCGAACCGTATAATCTGGTTGGTCACGACGAAATTGAGGGTGCTGGCACTGTAGTCGTTGCCAAATGTGACGGCGGCTCTTTGGTTGCCCATCAGCGTGACCTCGTTGACGAATTGATTCTTTCCGCGCTGGAGGTGTAATCGATGAAAGAAAAACTGAAAGCCATGTACCAGTCCGGTGCTATCGACATGAATGGTCTTTTGAAGGCTGTCGAACGCGGCTGGGTCACGATGGAAGACGTAATCGAAATTGTCGGAGAGGACAACTCTCTTGCTATTATCAAAGCTGCAAAGATTGCAGAAATTTCTAAGAGCTGTAACGCCATCATCGTTGCGGGTATTGATTTGGAGCTGACACAGGGTGCCGTTCATTTTAATCTCAGCATCGAAGACCAAGCAAATATTGCGAACCTGTTCCGCGTTGTTGAGCTTGGCGGCACAGAGTTCCCATATCAATCAGACGGTGGTGTCTGCCGTATCTACACAGCCGCTGAGATTGCCCAAATCTATATTGCGGCGCAAACTCTTATTACCACTCAGACAACTTATCACAATGCTTTGAAAGCGTATGTACAGTCACTGGAAGGTGCTGAAGAAATCTCTGCTGTTACATACGGCATGACGCTGCCAGAACCGTACCTGTCTGAGATGAACGCAAAGCTTGCTGTTGCACAGGCTCAGATGAACGCTATCACAGAAAAGCTGGGCAACTAATATGAAGCGGCTGAAGGTATGTCTCAAACTGCTTGTGCTTGCCGTTATCGGCGGCGCAATCTATGTCGGCATTGAGATGCTTTGGCGTGGGCACAGTCATCCATCCATGTTTATTCTCGGTGGACTGTGCTTTGTTTCTATTGGTTTAATCAACGAGCTCTTCCCGTGGGAATTAGGAGTCGTGTGGCAAGCCTTAATCGGCGGAACAATGGTGACCTGCCTTGAGTTTATCACCGGCGTTATCGTGAATATATGGTTGAAGCTGGGTGTCTGGGATTATTCTGGACTCCCTCTTAACATTTTGGGGCAAGTCTGTCTACCGTTCTATTTTGCGTGGGTTGGCTTATCTGTCGTGGCAATCGTGTTTGACGATTATCTTCGTTATTGGTTTTTCGGCGAAGAGAAGCCGCATTACAAGATTGTCTGATTATAAAACAATGCTTTTATCAAGGAGGTGGTTCGCATGAACGCCGACGAAAAAATCTGGCGCTATTTGAAATCTGCTGGTCTGAATGATTTCGGCGTCGCGGGTTTGATGGGGAATCTTTTTGCAGAGAGCGGACTGAATCCCAAGAACCTCCAAAATACATACGAGAAGAAACTTGGCATGACTGATGAAGAATATACTGCCGCCGTCGATAGCGGCAGTTATTCCAACTTTGTGAAAGACAGTGCCGGTTACGGATTAGCTCAGTGGACGTACTGGTCACGCAAGGACGCTCTCCTTGCCTCCTGTAAAGCCGCAGGAGCGTCCGTAGGGGACATGGATGCCCAGCTCAACTTCCTGCTTAAAGAGCTGTCTGTGGGCTATTCTGGGCTGCTGAGCACCCTCAAGAGCGCATCGTCTGTCCGTGAGGCATCCAATGCTGTTCTTCTCCAATTTGAACGTCCTGCCAATCAGGGACAGAGCGTCCAAGAAAAACGAGCCAGCTACGGACAAGCTTATTACGACAAGTTCGCTGGCAAAATCCAAATCAATACACCAGAACAGGAAGGAGGATGCAAGTTGAAAATTGTAGACAACCTGACAACGGTTAACTTCCGTTCAGGCAACATGACTCCGAAGTACATCGTCATTCATTATTTCGGTGCGCTCGGAACCGCAAAGAGTGTCTCTGAATATTTCAAGACACCGGGTATTCAAGCGTCTGCCCATTATGCGCTTGACGAGGGCGATACCATCTATCGCTGTGTCCGCGATAAGGACATCGCATGGCACTGTGGTGCGAACAAGTACAAGCACCCTGAGTGCCGTAACTCTAACTCCATCGGGATTGAAGCACGCCCTTCCAAAATCAATCGCAAGAGGGTTATGGCTTCTGATACTGATTGGTATTTCGAACCAAAAGTTGTGGACAACCTCGTATGGTTGACAAAGAAGCTGATGGCTCAGTACAACATTCCTGCAGACCACGTTATCCGTCATTATGATGTGACCGGAAAACTCTGTCCGAGACCGTGGTGTTGCGCCGACATGAATGTCTATTACAAGACGAGTGGCGACGCACAGTGGGAAGAGTTCAAAAAGAGAATCAGCGACGGCAAAGAGGAGGATGAAGATATGACTCTGGACACATTCAAGGAACTGATGAAGGAGTACCGTGCAGAGCTGCAGGACAATGACTGCGGCACTTGGAGCAAGGAAGCTCGTGAGTGGGCTATCTCCAACGGTCTCATCAATGGCACTGGCACTGAGGTGAATGGTGAACCCAACTATGCTTGGGCTGACCAGCTTACCCGTGAACAGGCTGCTGCTTTGTTCTATCGTTTTGCAAAACTGATGGGTAAAGCGTGATGGCTACATATAGCGGCAGCAGACAGCAAGCAAGGCGAAGGAGAAAACGCACAAGCAAACAGGACGCTTTTTCAAAAAAGCTGATTGACGATATCCGTTCCCTTCTGTGGATTGTTACAGTCGGTGGGTTACTTTTAGCGTTCTATTGCGTAAAGCGGAACTATACCGGAGCGCTGCCGTGGATTGGGGCAATGGTTGGATTGCCGTGGTCGGCACATGGCGTGGTATGCGCATTTTATTTGAACCTGTGTAAATCTGACCATTCTGCTGGTGGTATCACATTCGAAAGCGCAAAGGCAAAAGGCTTCGTCGAAGACCCAAACTGGGAGAGTCCAGCAATCTAAGGTGAAGGGCGGCACCTGAAATCCGCCCCACTACCTTTTAGAGAGGAGTTTGTATATGGAATTTATTGTGGAGAACTGGTATGTAATTGTTACTGGCATTGTGTTTATCGTTGGCGGCGTCATGGCTGTCCTGCGTTGGCGCAACCTGTCCACCGACAAGAAGTACGAGCAGATTCGTGGATGGCTTCTGCAGGCTGTTCTTGGTGCTGAACGCGAGTTCGGTTCCGGTACGGGCAAACTGAAGCTGTCATCTGTTTACGACAAGTTCTGCGAGCGTTTCCCTTGGTTGGCAAAGGTCTTGCCATTTGAAACCTTTAGCAAATACGTTGATGACGCCCTTAGCGAAATGAAAGACGTGTTGAAACAGAACTCTGCTATTGCCTCCATAGTGGAGCCGAAGGAAGGGGAAAAATAATCATCCGAGGAGGTTTCTCTTATGACCGAGCAAGAGACCGTACTGTTAATTGAGACTGAGCAGCGATGCAAGTCCAATACACACAGAATTGACAACTTAGAAGGTGAGCTGAAGGAAATCCAGAGTGAGCAGAAGGCTATCTATAAAATCGCTACTTCCGTCGAGCTCATTGCACAGCGTGTCAGTAATATCGAGGGCAAGGTGGATGACACCAATCGTAAGGTAGATGCGCAAGCAAAAGCATGGCAGGAGACCGAACGTAAATTGTCTGAGAAGGTTAATGAAACCGAGAACAAACCGTATAAGCAAATCGCCAACAATGTCAATACTGTCAAGGTTGCAATCATTACTTGCATCTCTACCTTGCTTGTATCTGGCATCATTGGCGCAATCATCGCATTTGGAAAATAATATCTAAGAATATTTTGTGGGTGTAAATATTCTATGAGCAGGCTGCAGCAGGACTGTCAGCCATAGCGTTGAAGCAAGTGATGGGGTCAGCATCCGTACACTTGCGGAGCTTGACTAAGGGTTATGCGGTTCCCACAGGCTGACGTAGGAGAAATCTGAAAGAAAACGCTAACAGAAAATTCATTTGACAAATACCGTTGAAGTAGTCTATAATAATAACACAGAGAGCGCCTGCTGGTAACAAGCGCCCCCTGCGGTGGAAACCCAGACGGTTGCCACAAGTTGATACCTACATCTGAAACTGGGGATTAACCCCAACACTCAGTGAGCCATCTGTTAGCGGCAGACGGCTCACTTCTTTCTGTTATGGAACTTGTCCCATGCTTGGATAAGAATCCAGCAGATAGACGCAATCCAAAAAACTTCTTGAAGCGTATGTATCACCTCCCCGAGAAATAAATTTCCCGCGAGGGCTCTACATTCACCTTTCTCTCCGCACTCGCGGGATAGCAGGCAACCGTCTTTTTAACCGTACACCGTCTACAAAGGAGATGGGCTATGACTGAACCCGGAAACTCGACGCGGACGGTGGATTCCACAAAAGCCATTATAAAGGACTTCGGTGTAAATGTCAAATAGACAAGATATATGAGAGCTGCTGTTGAAGCACGCTCTCATTTTTTTGTGCGTTGTCTCGAATACTATATATTTTTCGGGACAGATTTTGCTAAAAAGAAAAGGGCAGGAATGGGATTTTGATTTCCCAAACCTGCCCTTATTTTTTACGCTGATATATGTATGATGGCTAAAGAAAGCACCCCCCCCAAGACGGGGGCGCCCCCAGTAGCCATGTTTGATTCCAAAAGAAGTG